CATGGCGTGCATTAGCTAACTTACAAAAAGAAATTGAAAGAGATGAAAAATAAAAATAAAATAGATTGGAGTACTTTACTAGGCTTAGTGTTCACAGGAGCTTTTATAGCACCTTCAATAAGCTTCGTAATAGCAGAAATAGCTAAAGGCAGCTTTAATCATTGGTAAATTTTAAAATTAATTTAATACTTAAGTCGCTGTAAATCAGTGGCTTTTGTGTTTTATTTAAAAATAATTAAAAAAAAGTGCAAAAAAGTTTGGTAATTACTTATATAATGTTGTATATTTGTACCAACAAAGAAAACGAAATAATAAAGTTTCGTTATAATAATAACAATTAAAAACAAACATCATGACAAATTACATTCAAACACTAAACACTATTGAGGACACTTACGCACAGTATGACTTTGAATACAGCGAAATCTATAACTTAGCATAACATGAGTAAAGACACTAAAGAGGTAATTAGATTTACTATCAAAACCCTAATATTAACCGTAGCATCCTTAGCGTGGTGCTACATAACTAAATAAACATGACACAAGAGCAATTAAATCACCTAGCTATACGACAATACAGTAAGCTATTCAACGAATTAACATTAACACAAAAAAACTTATTAAGATGAAACTATTAAATAACAAAGAGTACGATCACAAGGAATTAATCGATAACATGTATGATGATGAGTTTTATTACTCAGTAATGGGCTTAGATAAGGCGTTAAGCTATAGCTCTCTTAAATGGCTTCTAAAGAGTCCTAAATGGTTCGCACACAAAAAAGCTAAGCCTGATCCTGAGACACAAGCGTTAAGAGATGGTAAGATAGTGCACACTGAGATACTAGAGCCTCAGAAATACGATCAGTTTACTTTTGTAGATGTATCGTCTAAGAATACTAAGAAGTGGAAACTAGCTGTAGAGGAGAGCGGTAAAGCTTACACCTACACTATGAAGGAAAAATACATGAACTCTAGAATAAGCTCAGCATTCTTACAAAATGATAGATGCGTATCATTCCTTAAAGGATCTGAAGTAGAAGTACCGGCTATAGAGATGGTTCAAGGGTTGCCTGTAAGAGGTAAGGCTGATATATTAAAGAAAGGAGAGTATATAGCAGACGTTAAGACTACAATGGATGGCGTTAAGGATATTACTCTTAAAAACGGTGAGGTAACTAATCAGTTTAAGTTCACTATTCAGAAGTATGATTATGACTTACAAGCTTACTTATACACTCAGCTATATGATGTGCCTGATTTCTATTGGTTGGTAATTGATAAGACAACTACAGATATAGGGGTGTTTAAAGCTTCAGAGGCTACTTTAGAGTCAGGTAGACTTAAACTAGATGCGGCTGTAGCGTTATACAACGCATTCTTTGTAGATGAATTAATAGACTTATCACAATACCATAAAGAACACACAATATAAACCTTAAAAAACAATAAAATGAGACCACAGGATACGGACGAATATAAAATGACTTATGAATCAACTCTACTTAGCTTAGCTCAAGGTATGGACCTAGAAGTGTTAGAGTACATAAGGGATGAGTACGAACTAGAAGAGATGTACGAAGCATGCTTAGCTATGACCACAGCTATAGAGCAGTATAAGACTTTTAATGGCTTTGCAAAAATAAAAGTGCACGATAATTTGGATAATAACTAAATAATTCGTATATTCGCACTATGAGAGATTATAAACAACTACAATACTTAGCAGACTTTAACGCCACCTCTGAGGTAGTACTCAAGTGGCTTGAAGCTAAGCCTGATAACAAGGAGCTACAGCTTATATCTAGAGCTTTATTCAATATGAGTGTATATGTGAGTAGCTTAGAGCTTGAAAGACATGGATTCGACATGACTTATCAAGACACAAGAGATAAGCTCTTAGAAGCCCTTAAAACCATTAAAGAGTTAGAGTCTGAATTACCTACAGAGGCAGATAACAAGTTTAAAGCATTAACAACAAGCGATAATAACGCTATAAATTCAATATTATGAGAAGATTTAAAATAGAAGAGGCAAAAGAGAAGGATTATTACATTCTGACAGTATCAGGAGTCAATTTAGGACATTTTGAGAGATCGCAGCTTAGACACTTAATAGAGACGATAGATAACACAATAAACGTAGGACTATAATGGCAATAAGATTTGAAACACAGCAGGACGTAGATAGAGAGGTTAAGGCAATAGAAGCTTTATGCTCTAAGTATGGCTTTACGTACGAGAAACTCGGTAAATGGGACCTAGACTTTAGAATATTCAGAAATAGAAAGTTCATAGGCTATGTAGAGGTAAAAGGACGTAATAAGGATATAGTAAATGCCTATAGCTTACCATTAGCTCAAAGAAAGTATAAAAAGATGATGATAGAAGAGGGTCATAAGGTTATTATATGGGCCTGTTATGATGGTATCATATATGGAGACCTATCTAAGCTATTATACGTAGAAAGAGAAGGAGGACGTAAACCTAGAGAAGGATCAGCTAATGATGTAGAGATGATGCATTACTACGTAGATCAAGTTAACTTAAACACAATTAAATATGATACTACCAATAAACTTACATACTAGAGAAGGGCTTATGTCGTTATGGTCGGGCGTACACCTATACCCTAAACAACTACAGATGAAATTAAAGAGAGAGATAGATAGACGCAATAGACTAAGACACCTAAACAAACCCTTTACATACAATGAGAACTAATATACTTAAATACACCATAATAATAGCCTTACTAATAACAGCTCTATCTAATGCTCAGCATAGAGTAGATAAAAGACTTAAACCTTATGTAGATGAGTACTTTAAGATATTAGATGATAATAACATATACTATAACACGTCTATAATGCTTATAACAGTGTCACAGCCCTTAAAAGGCACAGACTACTTAGGAGTAGCTTTAGGTATGGATAACGAAAACCTTGTATATGTTAGAATAAGTCCTAGATTCTTTGAATTAGATAGAAACTCTAGACTTTGGGTTATGTTTCATGAGCTATCACATGATATATTTAACCTAAGACATGGGTCAATTAAGCTAATGCATAAAAAGGCATATGATAACGTTACTTCATTTCAATTAAGTAGAGCTAAGTCTGAACTTATAAAGCATCTAAAAGGCTTGTAGTGTCATTATGAGAATATAGCTGTTTTTAAATAAAGGGCTATAAATCAAGACTAAGCAAGATGAGAAACACTATACTAACAATACTAATACTAGCAGTAATATGCCTAGCAGTGGATCTAAACATAGCTAATAAGAGAGCTAACATAGTTACACAGCCTACTGAGGTTATAATAGATACTCATTTACAGCCTTATGTATTTGAGTTTCATGGTTTAATGTATGACGCAGGTATAGAGCTTAATTACGGTAGCTTGGTAATGATTAGATTCTCTTCAGATATGAGACCTCGTATACTAGGTATAGCATGGGGAATGAATCACAATACTACAATAATCAATATAAACAGCAGACTATTCTTTGGATTATCACATCAAGAGAGAAGGCTGCTAGTCTTTCATGAAATGGCTCACGATGTATTTGACCTACATCATGGGTCTATAGGTCTTATGAATACTCCTATGCCTTTAAACGTTACTAAAGGTATGGTAGATAGCTATATGGTAGAACTAATTAATCACATTAAAAATGGCAGGTAAAAAGAAACAAGAAGATAAAGATTACAATTCTAATTGGGGTGGAACTAGAGATAACTCAGGACGTCCTAAGAAAGAGTACATAGAGAACGTTAAAGAGATAATGTCAGAGCATATAGATCAGGATATGGTAATGGAGAAGCTAGGTGAGCTTATACAGAACGGTGACTATAGAGCTATAGAAATGTTCATGAAGTACGTACATGGTACTCCTAAGCAGATCATGGATATAACTACTAAAGGTGATGTAGATATTAACTTCACATTATCTAACCTAATTAAGTTTAAAGAAGACGAATAGTGATAGAATTAAACTCCAAATATAAACCCTTAATGTTAGACTCATCTAGATACTTCGTACTCACAGGGGGACGTGGTTCAGGTAAGTCTTATAGCGTTAATATAATGGCTCTATTACTAACCTTTGAGCCTAATCAGAATATACTATTCACGAGGTATACAATGACCTCAGCATATACATCTATTATACCTGAGTTTAGAGATAAGATAGACTCTCTAGGACTTACTGAGTACTTTGACATCAATAGAACTGAGATAACTAATAAGGTCACAGGTAACATGATATACTTCAAGGGTCTTAAGACAGGCTCAGGTAATCAAACAGCAGCTTTAAAGTCTTTATCTAATATAACTACGTGGATATGTGATGAAGCTGAAGAGATACCTTCTAATGAGCTATTCACTAAGATAGACTACTCTATACGTTCTAAGGAGACACAGAACAGAGTCATAATGGTATTAAACCCTGCTACTAAAGAGCATTGGATATATCAGAGATTCTTTCAGGATGCCGGAATCAATGGTGGTGCTAATGAGACTAAAGGTAATACTACATATATACATACTACATATCAGGATAACATAGATAACCTAGGACAGTCATTCTTAGACTCAATGGACACTATGAAGCTTAGAAGACCTAGTGAGTATGAACATACTATAATGGGTGGATGGAGAGAGAAAGCTGAGGGAGTTATCTTTACTGATTGGTCCATAGGTCAATATGTATCACAAGGCATAGATGTATTTGGGGCTGATTTTGGATTCTCCACAGATCCTTCTACACTGTTGTCTACAAGTATAGATAAAGCTAATAAGCGTATATACATAAAGGAATACCTTAATAAGCCTAGCCTTAATACATCACAGCTAGGAGAATTATTTAAGCAATATGCAGGACGTAATACTATTGTAGGTGACTCAGCAGAGCCTAGACTAATATCAGAGCTTAAGAGATACTGTAATATAGTACCTACTATTAAAGGACAGGGATCAGTTAACTATGGTATAGCTTTACTACAGGATTATCACTTAGTAATAGACCCTCAGTCTACTAATGTAATTAAAGAGCTTAATAACTACCAATGGAGTGATAGCAAAGCAGAGACTC